ATAAATTGGCTATTTATTTTACCACAAAAATATTATTTTGTCAAGATTAAGCTGGTACAGTAACCGTTACTTGCGCTTCAATCGTGTTTTTGTCATCAACAACAATCGAGATAAGCGAAGTCCCTGCGCTAACACCTGTAATTAACAACCTGTTACTTTTATGACCTACTTTGTAGGCGATTAGGACGTTGATCCTAATTCTACGATTTCACTAAACATTATATTCGTAGTTCAGACTATATATTCATCTGTAAAAACAGAGAGAGTCTTCAGAATAATTGTTACCAATTATTCCCTGTAGTCGTTACGGATATGGATTTCTCCATCTTTCCTCGGTCTTATCCATGTCTGGACTTTAACCGATATAGACTCTTTTCAATTGAATAAAAATTCAATTCATATATCGCTATATGTTCTGGCTGATTTTAACCAGTATGTAAACCCGCAGTAGCCACCCCAGTAGTACCCGATGTAAACGACAATTCAGCATTGTCAATAACAAACGGAGCCTCTGAAGGATTCGACGTAATACCATAGACAACAAGAGTTTTTGTCCCCAAAGTTGTCGCTAGCGAAAAATTACCACCTTCAACAGCAATAGCAATAAGATTATCGTACCAATTCGCATTGTCCACAATCTCTATGATCTTAGCATAAACAGGAGCATTCGTACAAGCCGCTGTTTCCGTGTCTTGATAAGCAAGAGCCATAGCAGTCAAGGGAGTCTGAGAAACACCATCGCTTGTAAGAGAGAGTGTGAAGCTTCCGCTAAGAGTCGCTCTATAAACGATGAACTGAACTTTACCAATTTGATTAGCTGAAACATCGCCAGAATTCAAAGAGGCTTCCATGACCAATCGAACAACTTTCGGGAATACGCTTGCAGGAACGGTAATGCTTCTAGCATTGGCATCTGCGGCGTAGTAACGAACACAAACCACATCACCCGATGACCCAGAAGAAGACGCGAAAGTTGAACCTGAGAATGTCACTCTTTGAGTTGTTCCATCAACCTGAGACACCCAACCGTAAATAGTCGCCCCTTGAATAGCCAACGGAGTTCCAGTAACAGTACCAGAGCCACTTGCACCAAGAGTGATTGTTTCTTCTGTATAAGCATCTGATCCAACGGCAATCGATTGACCAGTTGTAGCCGCAAGCAAAGCCAAGTTGAATTGAGTATCATTCAAAGTAATGTTCATCGCATTACTGTGATAATACACGTATTCCAACTGATTACCACGACCACCGCGAACTTCAGTATTGCCAAGGGTTACTTCGATTGAAGAATCCAAAAGGGTTTTAGATGTGAAAATGAGATTGTCTGATTCATCATATCCATACACATCAGCAACACTTGTCATAAATTTTTTAGTCGCCATATTTAGTTTTTCCTCCTAAGATTATTTTTTCTTCGCTTCTTCAAAATTAGCTTTTGATTGCAATTGTTCAGGACTCATTTTAACGTCAGAATATTTGTCTTCTTCGTTTATGTCAGAAATCCAAGACTTTAAAACACTCTTGTCCTTAAATGAAACGAATCCAGACATACTAGCTGTCAAATAAATATTAGACATAATTATTTGATTAGCTCGTCTAATCGCCAAAACAAATTTCCTATAAGTCATATTATATATTTCATCAAGACTCCAACCCGTATAGGTTGCCAACGCCATCATTTGCTCTTCAAAAGAAGCTACTTTATTTTTATTCAATTTTTGTTTAAACCTTCTCGCCTCATCCAAGGAATCACGAACATTTTTCTGTATTCTTTCGTCAGGAAGGTCTATCATATTCTGCTCTGAAATTATTTTTCTTATTTCATCGAAATCTTCAGAGTAATACTTTTTATCATCTATCATAAAATATGGACTTCCGTTTTTGTCGTATTCATATTTTATAGTTTTTTCTTCTTTTATTCTTAGAACCAATCTTAACAAGCCGTCAAATAATTGTATATAGTTATTTTCTCGACTTGATACTTCATACATATATTGCAGATAACTCATGGAAATAGCATTTATATCCATCTGGGGGGCTTTAATACTGTTTTTTTCCAGCATCAAGCAGGGAATACAAAATAAGAATTCATAATAATCTTGAATTCTTATTGGATGTATCATTAAAGACTTATATGGAACAGCTTTATCGAAAGTGTAAAAAATTTCTCTAAAAGAAGACATTTCATCTCCTTTAATTAGACTTAAATGACATAATCATCCATGATCCGAGGAAGGGTAACTGCCCTCCCAGTTCTTGTCTGGTTGACTCACTTGCTTTTCTGTCAAAATAAAGTTTTCCAATAGTTCCACTACCACCGTCTTCTTTTTCTACCGGAATAAGTTTTCCGTTGAATGTTTGACGGAGTTGTTTCATTATCATGTCGTTGCGGGTTCTGTAGTTACTAAGATGATTGGCTTTATAATGCGTGTACACTTCAAAAATCATTGAGACAGTACCCACAGTCCTATTTTCTGGAAAGACAGAATAATTAGCTATTCTTATTTGACAGGTTTCGAAACTTTGCACGTCAGGCTGACCACGATCAAGAAAGACTCTGTAATCAACAGTATTATCTGAAGCACCGTTATATACCAAAGCCCCTTTTTGAGCAAACGTTAGATTAGGTTGATCCCAAGCATCGTTACCGCTATACTTCAAGAGTTTCCAAACCATTTCGTTATTATTCATAAGATACTTTACAAGTGTTTATGGTAAAATATCAGAAGGATCGTATTGGGCATATGATCCACTGTTTATATTTTCGCTTCCCATATCCCTCCTTTTACCACGCACCACGTAACGAGACAGTTATTATTTTTGAGTAAAGTCCCGAAGTGGCTGTTATTTCAAGATTATCAGTTAGGAACATCTTTATATTTTTTATTTTGAAAGAGTTATTTCCCAAAACTGTATATGTGTAATTAGCAGATGGAACAGTGTTGGCATCAAGTGAAAATGTAAAAGCGTCTGCTTGTTGGACGTTGTTTTTATACAGGTAAACCAACCAAGTTTGTTCTTGTCCTTCGAGAATATAATTCTTGTCAGGTGAAATAACAACTTGATAATTGTCCACAGGCGAAGCTCCCACAGTAACAGAAGTTGTATCAAAAACGGCAGAGTTATTTTCTAAACTACACGTAATTGTACACGATCCTGTAGCAACAAAAGTTACCAGACCAGAAGAGTTTACTGTAGCAATTGCGGTATTACTCGAAGCCCAAATCACATTTCTAGATACTGTTTCCCCGTTCAAGGTGACTGTTGCTCTCAATTGTACGGTTTGAGTAGCATTTCCAGATATTGCGGATTCGGCTACCGTCAATACATATTCGTTATCGTATGCGTTTGCTATTCCGTTAACTAAATCGTCTGTTTCACTATTAGCAAAATCAACAGCTAAACTAAATCGACCAAGAGCCGCGCTATTGTTGTCAAGAGTCTGTTGATTGTTAAAGTTATTTATACCACCACCCTCGACTCTATATGCAGTCCAGTTAGAAGGATTTCCAAACAAAAATCTTTGATTTGGTTTTATCTTATTTGTTTTAGAGTTTATCTGGAAGAAACAATCTACCATACCTGAAGGAACTACCACAGCAGAACCAGCAGTAGCGTAGTCTCTGTTTTCTTTAATTAAATAACCGATTGAGCAAGGTACTTCATATAAAGCACCTGTTGTTTCATCAATCCATCGAAGAACATTATTACATCTCTTAACGAGAACTGTTTGAAATAATGTTTTTATTTTGTCAACATTTATCGTTATCCAATAATTGCTGTCAAAGCGATACATTCTTCCAAGGTTAACAGAGTGATCCAACTCTTTGAATAAAATCTTCTTATAATCGTCTTCAACATTATCGCCCGTAGTTGGATTAACTACATTGTTAATTCTTACATCTACATTTTGATATGTTTCTGATCTAAGAGAGATTTCTTCCTCAATCGTGTACCAGTCTGTTGCATTATAGAATTGTTTGTTTAACGTTTCTTGAAGAAGGTTAGAATAAGTTTCTTTTGGGTTTTGGTTGTTTAATACTGATCCCGCTGTCATAAACGGATATGTCATTTTTCACCTCCGTTATGCTGGAATATAAAACTCACCATTTAACCAAGCTGACCAATCTGTATTGTCATATCCATAATCAACAAGAGATTGGGATAAATTTTCTAATTCAAGAATGAGTCTATTTTGTTTTTCTCTCATGTTTTGACTTTCAGAGTATACTCTAAAGTCTCTATCTGTAACATGCAAGTTCATTTGTGTGATGTCATCAATTTCTTTAGTTAGCCAATATTTTTTCATTAACATAGCTAATATTTTT